CTTTTCTGTGGCTATTTTTTTCTTAAGTCTCTGTGCTTTTTTGTATTGCTTGGTATATAAATATTTTGTCGCTTTATCGCCAATTTTATCTATGATTTTTTTAGTTGGCTTATTTACTGCCTCGACTACGTCTCTAGCTCCTTTTGCAGTTGTGGCTATTTCGCCACGAATATTTCCATGCTTGCTTAATACGCCTGTTAGAAATGTACTTTTTTCTGCATCTGATAGATTTTCATAATGTGCCAGAGCTTTTTTTTGAATGTCTGCGTTTACTTGATTTGTATCAGCCTGGGCGGAAAGATTCCTTGTAGTTGCTAACGAATTTTTCATCTGAATTGCGGATGATACTCCAGACATTGCAGATTGACCGTAGTCTGGAACGGAGGCGAGGGAGCCGGACGGAGTACTTGCGCCAGACCCCCTCGCAGAGAGAATCGGATTTAGGCCAGCTGCTCGAAGGTCGGCAACCTGGCGTTGGTGAGCAGTGTTGCTCATTCTTTCCTGGAAGGCCATAACTTTTTTTGCCAGGGATTTTGATTGACTACCGGCTAGGAGTGATCCGCCTATTGACGCTCCTCCCATGGCGCCGGTTATTAGTGCTAGTTCCATTCCTGTCATTTGCTTTCCTATGGAAGTTAATTGCGTTAACCTGGAAGTTAATTTCGTTAACCTGGAAGTTAATAATGGTCTATTAACCCTGGTATTGAGTACATAGGCATCGGCCGGGTGGTTGTTATGTCGAAGTATCCATCGAATTGGAATTTATCTTCGCTCGTGACAGCGACCACCCTATCTAGTGGAGGATTGTCCTCAATAAACTCAGATGTTAATCCTGGTCGATTCTGAAAGTCCTGCGAAAGGTGCCAGTAGTCCAGGCTCTGAGGGTGATTCGAACGCATAAGGCCAGTTATCATTGATGGGAAGTATCTGTAATCGTACCATATTTCATTGTAGCCAAAGGCCTCTTCGTCCTGGGCGGTTCCATCACAGTAGATTTCCTTGTTTAAGACCGGGACCTCGCCCAGGTGAGCTAGTGCAGGCCAGTAGTAATCGTATTGCGTTCTACGAAAATGTTTTTTTGCCAGGCCTTTTTGGTATGTTATATCTGCCCGAATATTTACAAAACCTATAATTGTACAATGCTCAGTAAATGATTTTGTGAATCCTACTCCGGATTGGGCATGGACTCCGTATGCCGCTAGATTTCCTTGTGGTGTTACATCCGGAACTATGCCTGTCGGTGTTGTTTGTGCTATTGGAGTGACTGACACCGGTGATGATCCTCCGCCCAAGTACTCTGGTCTTTGTTGCCTAGCGTCGGGTGATGATACTTTGAAGTGACTCCAGATTTTCTCTGTGTAACGCGTTCCGCCCCGAGCGTCTCGCTCCAGAAGTTTTTGAAGTTGAAAGGCCTCGCGTAATTGATTAACAGTAGCGGCATCTGCATTTGCTAGGTCTGCGTAAAGGTTGAATTCGGTTCCGGTAATTATGTCGTCGGTATATGCCCCTGGTGCTCCTCCAGCACTGTTATAACCATGTCGCCAGTCGCCGGTCCCGCGACCTGCGTAGTTATAATCCTGGATTGATTCGCCTGCTATTCTGTCATATTTTACATCAGCTTTACTTCCTATGCCAATCTCGACCGAGGGTCCTAGTTGGGGCCAGGGGAGGCATGATGTGAATAGATCGAAACGCTTGCAGCGTTTTAGTAATTCGTAGTTTGTTGTGTCTGGACCATCCGTTTTATCAACAGGGACACTATCCTGTAATGCCTGGCAGCGGAACCATTCATTCCATATTAGATTATACGCCCTGTGATTTAATGCGTTTACGCTAAGAGGATATACGCCTGTTGGTATTCCCAGGTAATCTTCGATTGATCCAGGAAGGAATCCTCCGACCGGTGCGCTCAGCTGAGGCACGAGGTAATCGATTGAATCGTCTGGGTTATCTCTTTCGCCCATGAATCGCTTCCAGTTGTCCCACAGGAGCCGATTTGGGACGCTGAAAAAGAAAAAGTCCATGAAAAGGTTGTCCATAAACGGAACTATGGGCGTAGTTAACCTGGCGATTGATGTTAATTTTACATTGAATGTGTCTCCAGGTAAAGCTTCATCACAGTATATAGGATATAAGTAGCCACCGTCTCCGAGTGTGGTTTTATAGCCATGTGAACGCTTGAAGTTAGATCTGGGAATCATCGCCTGGGGAGCCTGACTGAAATTGTGGTTCATAACCGATCGATTTTTGCGGTTTCTTCTTTTTGCCATTTTCTTTATCCGTAATGTTAAGATGGGTAGGTGTCAGTCGGACAGTTATAGAACAAGTAGATATAACTGTCCTTTTCGCTCTCCGGGCTATTTTGCCGGTTCGCTGTTAATTTGGGTAACTTTGTCGGTTTCGCTTTTAAGCGGCTCTGCATCGCCTGTGTTGGATTCTATTTTTTCGTTGCCTTCAGCCTTTATTTCTTCCTGATATGGCAACAGGCCTAATTCTCGAGCCTCCTCGAGGTTGTCTGGATCATTGATGAACTCGACCAGCTCACCTGGATCGTTGTGAAATCTTTCTCGAATATCAGAAGGTAGAGACATGAAGTCTGTTTTTGCTTGAGCTATTCTATTTTGACAAGTATGGAAATCTTCAATGCCGGTGAAATCTCCGTACATTGGTTCCTTGCCCTGGCGATTAGGTAAGAGACCTGTTTTTTGATACTTGGCTACTATTTTGTTTACATTCAGCGCTGCCATGTGGCTCTGTTCGGTTTTGCTTTCTTGCGTGAATTTTATCTGCACTCTTTTTCTGGTCATTGTCTATATCCTCGTATTTTGGTAAATGATTAAAGCCTTGAACAGTCGGTTGATTGAATCGATAGAGTAAATCTGCAAATGTACATACTATCTCTGGGTTTTGCTCTCTTTTGATTCTGGCATTTTCGTCGTTGTAGGTTCCGATGTAGAACACCTGGTAATCCTCTGGGAAGCATGCGTACATTGAAAAGCCAGAGTCACCGTCAGCCTGTTGCAGATATTTAGTGAACAACCGCATTGCATCATTATTATTATGACAGAAACAAGGAGGTTCCCATATTTTAGCTTTAACGTCATAAATCGAATACATCCGTAGTTCCATTTTCGTAACTCCGCGTTAATTTTTTGCATCTTAATCGTTGAACAGTTTCTCTTGTTTTAAGTCTTTCGTCTGTGTAGTTATCGGCATTTTGTAGTAGTTTGTCGAGCCTTTTTTCTTTGATATCAAGCATTTTTTCTGGCTCGACCTGGTCATAGAGTTTGTCGTAATATGCCGGTGTTTTGAATTTAAATCCTTTATAAGTGACGAAATCTTTCGGAAATACATCTTTTTCGTATTTTTCAAACCAGCTTTTTCCTATGCCTGGACGCCTTGACATTGTTGTATATTCAGGTTGAAGTTTTAACACTTCACCTGTTAGATTGTCAATGCATCTGTAATGATCTTCTGCTAATTTACCATTGAATTTTTTGAATATATACCTTGCCACATAGGCAGCACTCTCCAGGGTTACATCTCCAACAGCAGAGTACCCGAACTCCCATAGCTTTTCCAACTCTGCACTCCGGTAAAGCTTAATGCCGTCCTTTTGCTTCCATAGGACTTTATCTTTGAAATCGAAGTTGAATATACATGCGTGATGATGTGGTCGGCTTAGTTTATTGCCGTATTCACCGCAGTGGAAAAACCTGATCGGTTTTTTTTTTGGTTGTTATCAAAAACTGTTTTCACACCTTCATGTTTTTTTCGGAGTCGCTTCATGAATTTCTGGAAGTCTGATTTTATCAGTGTACCAGTTTTGTTTATTGACTCCTCATTGAAGGTTAAGGTGATGAAGCAGTTTTTATCGAACATCTGCGATTCGTGAAAACAACGAATCGCCCACTGCTTTGATCGCATGAGCTTACATCCGTAACATTGTGAACACGCAAGTTTAATGGGTTTGTAATCGTTATTTCCGATTTTAGTCTCATCGAAGACTATTAGTTTTTTGTCGTTCGGGCTTTTTTTGTTGAGGATTTCGTAGGCTTGTAGGGGGTAATAGCACGTCACTTTTTTTTTCCCGTTCCGAAAAATCCCCCTCCCCATTTCTTGCGAGGGAGGGGGAGTTTTTCTGCTTTTTTACAGACGGTAACCGCCACGCATCGGTTTTACTCTGCTGATATTTCTGCGGTTTGTTCGCATTGCCGTTTTTGTAAATTTCCTTCGGCCTGTTTTTCGTTTTTGTCTGAATCTTTTCATTAGTCTATTAACCTCATTTGATTTTTAATAAGACTGTCGAAGAAACGCTCTCCAGGTTGTCGCAGGTCATATCTCT